CCAGCCGTTGACATTGCGCCCCGTCAAAAGAGCGCATCCAGCCCACCAATTCATGGTGGGTGCCCATGCGGATGCCATCCGCAAGGCCAACATCTGGTCGCCCGTGTGCATCATCCATTGGATGTTGCGCACCATGTTGGGTGCCCACCAGAAAGCGTTTGATGTCAGTTTGTATCCCATAGGGGATCCTTCCTTTTCACCATGCAAGCCCGATTGCTTACACTCTATAACCCAACACGCCACGAGCAACACCAAACAGAACCAGATATACCTACGCGTTTTGTGTAGATCGCGTCGTAGTTCCATCTATGTCCATACCTGCGTGTGTGTAGCGTGCTGTCACGCAGGAACCGGGGGGCCGAAGCCCCCCGATCCGTCAACGGAAGTCTTCCTCGAACACGTGGTCGAGGAACTGGTTGATGTCGTCGAGAACTCTTCTCGCTCCCTCGTGGTCTACGCCGGACAGCCACTCCGCAATGCTTTCCCCCTCAGGGATGCTGCATGCCCTGTGGACATAATCGATAACTTCGATCGCCGCATTGCGGTCGCGATCGTCGTTCCAGCCCCACTGGTACAGCGTGGTGGCGAATTTCTCGATCGATCCAGATGCGAAAAGCAGCGCCATCAGGCCGACATTGCCCTGCTTGTACAGGGCGTGAACCGACGGCAGCTTTGCGTCAAGCTTTTGAAGGAGCTCGACTCGAACCTGATTGACAACCATTTCCAACCCTTCCATTTAAAGAATGGGGGAGGGTTTCCCCTCCCCCCCGACGACACTATCTGCGCGAGGACATTTCCTCGCAGACAGCCCAAACGACCCCTCCGGCGAGGACGCCCGTCACGGTGAAGACGAGCCCCGTGGTGAACGGGGATTTCGTCCATGCCCAAACCAACAGGGCAAGAACGAAAACCATGGCAGTGGCCATGGAGGAAACGATCGCCTGCATTTCAAACCCTTTCTTTTACGTGGTGAGCCCGTTTGCTCACACTATAAAACCCAACGTGCCATGCACAATCCCTAACAGACCCCATGTTACCTACGCGCTTTGTGTAGTTCGCGCTGTAGTTCCATTATCCACTGTACCTGCGTGCGTAGTTGATGCTACGCAACGGGAATTTGAACGTTCGACGAATGGCCCGGATGCGGTTGCCACCCCGCATCCGGGCCGTGGGGGAGAGGTTAGGGCATGTCCTCCCCCCAGAGCTCGTGTTCCCACGATTCGAACCGGGGATCGTACCGAAGCTGAGCGACGATGGCGCTCTTCAGCTTCACGCGATCCACCCGGCAGAACCATCTTCTGCCCTTGGTCGGGCGCTGGACCAAGCACTTGGTAATGACAAAGGTCTTAAACGCCTCAACGTAACTCCACCCAAGGTCCGCGGATTCCTTGGAATAGTGGAGTTTCTTCCAGAGCTCATCGATGATGAGTTCTTGCTCGTCGATATGAGCTTGCGCGTTGGCAAGCTTAAGCTCGGCCTTCACGGCGCGAACCAGCGCGTCCGCTGTACCGCGCTCGCACGCGGCGAGGCGTGCGATGGCGATTCCGAGGGCGCGGTCGGCCTCGGCGCGCTTGTTTTCCGACCAAACAAGTGCCACCGTAGTGGCGATCGCGACCGTGCCCGCGACCATGGCAATGGTGAATTCCATTGGGAATCCCTTTCTTTGGATATTGCAGGATCGAAACCCTACACCATATATCCCAACACGCAACGCGCCATGCCGAACAGAGGCGCATATACCTACGCGCTTTATGTAGATCGCGCCGTAGTTCTATCTAGCCTGTACTTACGTGTGTTGCACGTGCTGCAAGCAGAAACCGGGGGGCCGAAGCCCCCCGGTCGGTCAGTGCGTGTCGACCTTCAGCCCGCCACGCGGCCCGCAAGTGATGATGAGCACGGGATACGCGTCATCATCCTCCCACGGGTTGGTGCTAAACACCAACACCTCGGCCTCTTCGGTCACGCAGGGATAGTATGGGTCGTTGCCCTGCAGGGCAGGCCCATATGCCTCCTTGACCGCGTTCAACGAACGAAACTGTTCTGGTTCGCTGAGGGAATAGTTAGTTCCCCCATAGAACTGCGCCCATATTGGCATGGACATGTTCCTTTCTTTTACGTGGTGAGCCCGACTGCTCACACTCTATAACCCAACGCGCCACACTCAACCACTAAAAGAGCATATGTTACCTGCGTGCTTTATGTAGTTCGCGTCGTAGTTCTATCCCACCTGTACCTGCGTGTCGGTAGTGTGCGGCCAAAGGCCGAAGGCCGGGGGGCCGAAGCCCCCCGGCCTTCAGAGTATTGGGAGCAGGTCCTCAGGGACCCGGTCCCCACTAAAGTAGTGGACTCCGAAGTCCACTACCGCGTTTGCCGTGGCCATCCGGCTTCGGATGGTCACGCGCTTCGTAATCTGGTCCTTCTCGGACCAGATGTCAAGCTCTGCAGGGCGGCCGCACCGCCACACCACGTTTTCGTCCTTTCCGGCAAGAACGAGTTCCTTTCCGGAGCTTCCGTTTGGGAAGCTCCATCGCTTCCACACGAAAAACGCTAGGAGCGCTTGTCGCTCCTGCTCGTCCAGCTCTGCCACCGTGGTAGAAACCACGGTCATTGTCTTCTCCATGGTGATTCCTTTCACCGTCAGTGTAAGCCCGTCTGCTTACACTCTATATCCCAACACGCAACGCGCAGTGCCAAATAGCAGGACATATACCTACGCGCTTTGTGTAGATCGCGCCGTAGTTCCATCTGGGTGTGTACCTGCGTGCGTAGTTGATGCTACGCAACGGGAACCGGAGCGAGGGTGGCACCTCGCCCCGGCGGGTCAGAACTCCTTGTCGAGGCCGTGGAGGGCGGCCACGCCCCCCACAAGGCCGATCGTAAGGATGAGTAGATGCGCCACGGTGAACTCGTGGCCGGGTTGTTCGATGTACCCGACCACGCCCATCACCGTTAGGATGGACGCCGCCCCCACGACGGCCCAAATGGTTTTAAGTACCATTGGATAACTCCTTTCTTTCAGCGTTCGGCGAATGGCCGGGATGCGGTTGCCACCCCGCATCCCGACCGTGATGGTTTAAGCTGTGCGGACCTTGTGGTATCCGTACAGCAAACCGCCCACCCATATGATGGGCAGGGGAGCGAGCACAGCTCGCTCCCACAGAGCTTGGTGGTGATCCCAAATACTGAGCCACCACCAAGCGCCGAACCCCGTGGGCAGAGCCCACAGGGCGACCACTGCGATCAGTTCGCAGTGGTCGTAAATCCATTTACGCATGGATCTCCTCCTTTCTTTTGATATTGCAGGACCGAAACCCTACACCGTATCACCCAACGCACGTTGCCATAGCACGAATAGTCTACCTGCGGGGGGAATCGGTAGTTGTAGATCAGGGCGTGCTACGCCGCCCTGTTTGCCTCTCCCTATGCCCTCCCTCCCTCTCTTACCCCTCCCTCCCCCCCGCCACATGCACGACCACCCACATGGCAACCCTCCCCCGCCCTCCAGTTCGAACGGCCCTCCCCGACACCTACGCTCCATTATTAATACCTTCTACCACAGAAGAAAATCCCCTCTAGTACACCATGCTCACCCAATGCATGATAGAATACCTACGTGCTTTTGTACCAACATGTTGGCACGGAGGGAATGGATGTCGAAGACGGAGCTGCTTCAGTTGGAGCAGAGGTTCCTTGAGCTTGATGGGGAGTTGTTTGCGCTGCGCGTGCGGTTCGAGGCGTTGGCCAAGCGGGTGGCCGACCTGAAGGCTACCTACGAGGCGGTTGCCCATGCGCGGGAGTTGTTGGAGAAAGGAATCGGGGAATAGGATATGCCTACGAAGCCGTTGCCGTTTTTGGAGAAGGATGCCATTCGTTGGCGTGATCATGCGGCGCTTGCGTTGAACGAGATCCGTGGGATCACCCGTGCTTGCTACATGCCGTCCGTGGTGACTCGTCTGGAGGCGTTGACGTGGCAGATGGAGAACCTTGTGAACGACGTGGAGGACACGATCGCTGCTCGGAAAGGCGATGCCAAACGGTGACAGACGACGATGGCGTGGAATTCGTGGACGTGGTCAAGGAGATGAACGATATCCTCGACCGATACAGGTCTCGCGGGATCGACATGGTTGCCGTGGTCAGGGAGGCGAATCCCATAACCGGTCAGGTTTTATACAAGGCGGGTGTCAACTGCGACGCTTATCTTGCGTGGGGAATGACCGAGTGCATCCGGGATGCCATCATGGACACCATAGAGGAGAACATGGATGGCATTTGACAACGATGGTGCCGTTGCGGCTGTCGTGTGGGCTACGCCCAATGCGGAAAGCACGATTGCATACATCGCACGCGTTAGCTCGCAGAACCAAGAGAATCCGTCGTACGAACGATTGTTCCGATACCTGATCAACCACGAGCACTGGTCTCCGTTCGAACACGCCGTCGTGTGCATCGAAATCAACACCACGCGTGCCATCGCGCAGCAGATCATCAGGCACAGGAGCTTCTCGTTCCAAGAGTTCTCGCAGCGCTACGAGGAAGTCCGCAACAAGCCGATGATGCCGGAGCAACGACTGAAGGCGCAGACCAACAGGCAAGGCAGCATCGAGGCGAACGGCGAGTACACGGCAGAGCAAAGGCATGCCCTGTGGGCGCTGCAGAAGTCCATAGACAAGGCGTGGGACACCTACAGGTATCTGCTGGACAATGGATTCGCGCCGGAAACCGCACGGATGGTGCTGCCACTGTGCACGCCAACGCGCATCTACATGACCGGCAGCGTCAGGTCGTGGATCCACTACCTGCGGCTCAGGCTGCCGGAGAACACGCAGAAGGAACACCGGGAAGTGGCCATGCACGTCAAGGATGCGCTGACGCCTATCATTCCAACCATCATCGAAATGCTCGAGGAGAAAGGGGAAATCAAGTGATCTCGATTGGATACTCACGGACACGACCAAACGCGTCCAAACTCGTCAAGGCAACGCCCGGATCAGCCGGGTTCGACATCGCATATGGAGGAACACAGCGTGTCTCGCTCAAACCACGACAAATCGAAGTTCTCCAAACCGGAATCAAAGTCAACATTCCGGATGGCTATGAAATTCAAGTCCGCTCCCGAAGCGGACTCAGCGCCAAATTCGGAGTCGTCGTCCTCAACGCACCCGGAACAATCGATTCCGATTACCAAGGAGAAGTCGGAGTCATCCTCTACAACGCCGGAGACAACGTCTTCCACGTCGAACCCGGCATGCGAATCGCCCAAATTGTTCCAAACAAACTCCCCGAAGTTGAATTTGTCGAACAAAATACGCTCGATCTCTTCGAGGACGCGGCATCCCAAAGAATGGACGGTGGATTTGGAAGCACGGGGCACTGATTCGCACTATCGAAAGCATCAATACGACGCAATCGATGTCTGCGATGCGTGGGGACTGAATCCGTACGAGTTCTGCGCCATCAAATACATCCAGCGACGTGGCCAAAAGGACAACAATCGTCCCGAAGACGACGCACGCAAGGCGATTTGGTACATGATCTACAACCAGACGCGCAACAAGGAGGCAACCGACTTCATCCTGCGTGTCTACGACTCCATCATCAAGGAAAAAAATGGAACGACCAATCGCGACACTGGCGCTTGACTACGCACGCCAGAACATTGGCGTGGTGGAAGAGGGCGAAAACAGGGGAAAAGCGGTCGAAGCCTACCTCGCATCGTGCAAACCGCCGCTTCCTCCCGGAAATCCTTGGTGCGTGGCGCATGTGCGCTTCCGATTGAAGCAAGCCGCCACCAAACTTGGGAAGACGTACGACGAAAGCATGCCACGAACAGGCTATACGCCAGATTACGTGGCGTGGGCGGTCGAAAACGGGCATTGGGTTCCTTGGACTACCGTCGAAAAAGACCATGATCTCGTCCGACCGGGCGATTTGTGCTGTTTCTACTTCGAAGTCATGGGGCGACACGCCCACATGGGCATCTTCGAACGATGGATCGACGACATGTACTTCCATACCATCGAAGGAAACACCTCCCCGCCCAGCGGAACGGTAGGCGTCGAACGAGATGGAGATGGACTCTACCGCAAGAAGAGAATTTTGCGGCAACTTGGCGTGAAAGGTGGCTTCATCAAGTTGGATTTCTGATACAATCCACACGAGAGAATATTGGAGACGCAAACAACTGCATAACGGGGGTGGTGCCACCCCAAAAACCCTCCATGTTCCTCTCCATGGGGGGTTTTGAATTATATGATATACTCTTTCAGGCAATCATTTGCCAGATGGAGGATAGTAATTAGTGTTTCGACCCAAGACCCGTTTGCACGCGTTGCTCGACAAGGCTCGCCTGAGCCAGCGCATGTTGGCCGAGGAACTCGGCGTGGATGCTCCGTCCGTGTCCTCGTGGATCGGCCTGAAGCGCATGCCGCGCAAGGACACGCTCGAGAACATGGCCCGGCTGATGCAGCTCGACGTGGACCATCTCACGGCTGAATTTGTCGCTGGAGACATTCAACAGCGATACTCGCCAACCGTTTGCAAGCTCTCCGCAAAAATCCTCGAGCAGGTTGAACAAGATGCTCAATAAGGTCATCATCACCGGACGCCTTGTCGCCGATCCGGAGATCGTGGAGACCAAGAACGGAACGTCCGTGACCAAGTTGTGCGTGGCGGTGGATCGGAAGGGGCGAGAGAAGGAAACCGACTTCTTCGACTGCGTCGCCTTCAACCGCACCGCCGAATTCGCCTCTACGTACCTTGACAAGGGGCGAATGGTCGGACTCCTCGGTCAGCTCCGCATACGTCAGTATGAGGCCAAGGATGGAACCAAACGGAAGGTCTTCGAGATCATCGTCGATGAGGTTCACCCGCTGGATTCACGCAAGATCAACACGGACACTGCGGCGGCTCCAGCCACTTCAACCTACACGCAAACCAACAGCGTGGCAAACGACAACTTGGACGACATCGAGGATCCGTTCGCATGACACGAGCCGACAAGATCGCACGTGCGCTCATGGAAATGGGATACGAAAATGTCCTGACAGCCGATGGGCTCGATGATGCGATGATCGGAATCACGACCAACGGAATCGCCGTGTACGATGCCGACAAGTGCGTCGAAGTCATGGCTAGGGACAATGACATGTCCACCTTGGAAGCGGACGAATTCCTTTGGTTCAACACGTTCACCGCGCACGTGGGAGAAAAAACACCTATCTTTGTCTTCGACATCGAAAAAGTGCTCCTAGTGCATGGAGAAGCGGTAGAATAGATCACCGAAGAAGACTCTCTCTTTCCACTCGTGGGCCGAAAGGCCCACTTTTTTTATTTGATCAGGCCAAGTTTCCGACCCTTTTCCACGGCCTGAGCCTTTGCACCGTTCCCGCTGACGCCAAGCTTCCAGTACATGCTGTCCTGATGGAACTGGATCGTGCGATGGCTGATGGCAAGCTTCTCGGCCATCTGCTTCGCCGTCATGTTGCTGGCCATCATGCGAAGCACTTCCAGCTCCCTGAAACTCAGCTGATACGACATGTCCGAATTGGTGTCGGACCCACGACTGACGCCGGTATCTTCCTTCTTGCGCCACGTGTACCCGTCGAAATATTCGCCCTCGTGGTTATTTTCATCCACCACTTGCGTATTCTCTTCCATCTCGCCTCCCGATAATGTAAAATTGAATGGGTGCATTTATATCTGTACCCGTTGGTAAGTATAACACGGAGGTTGGTATGGGCGTTGTAAAGAAATACCAGAATCCCAAAGGTGGATTGAACGCCGCCGGTCGTGCGCATTTCAAGCGCACCGAAGGCGCCAACCTCAAGCCGCCTGCCCCGAATCCCAAGACGGACAAGGATGCGGCTCGGCGCAAATCCTTCTGCGCACGCATGGAAGGCATGAAGCGCAAGAACACGTCGTCCAAGACAGCGAGCGATCCGAATTCCCGGATCAACAAATCGCTTCGTGCGTGGAATTGTTGAGGCTGATATGGCAGATGACAAAAAGGCAAAGCCTTCTGGATTGTATGACGGTGTTATTGGCGCTAGCGACCAAGTCCGCAATATTTTGAGGGAAAAACAAGAAGCCAACCTTCGGAATAGATCGACATCTCGCAGCCAAGCATCTGCTTCGCAGGCTGCACCTAAAACAACAAGGCCGAAACCCAACGCGGTTGTTCAAGATGACCAAGATGTCAATACGCGTCAACAAGGAAGGCTGAATGAAAGGAATCGCATCCTTGGAGGCGCAGATAGGAATTTTGATGATCTAGCCAAGAAATATCCTGAGGCAGCTGAATATATTCGGCGGCAACAACTCGAATTGCGCAACAAGACTTTTTTGGGAAAGATTCCTGATATCAATAAACCCGGAAGCTACTGGACCGAACCTGCGGAAAAGTTGGTTCGAGATAGCCTGAAGAAAACCACCACTGCCGCAAGGTTCAAGCATGCTGCGGGCGTCAAGGCGAATCTGGATCGAAAGCTTACAAAGGCTAGGGTTACGAGGGCCGGAGTCAAGGGTGCTGTTGGAGGAGCGGTTCTTGGCGTCGCCGCCACAAAAGGTTTGGAAATGATCAACGACTCGTTGAGCAAAAAAGAAACACCCGCTCAGGCCCCTGCTGTTCCGAAAGTCCCGATCAGAAAAGCGGTCGAGTCTTTTCAGCCTGCACGCAAGTTGAAGGACAGCAAGCCTGCGAAGCCTCAGAATATGTCCAAGCTTTTGGGGATTCCGCAAAATTCGTCTTACACGACCAAGCAAAGGAGCGGGAATCGTGGCTAGTAAGTCGCATCCCGGATTTGCGGCGGTACAGGCAAGGATTGCGAGGAAACAGGGTGTTTCCATGGATCGCGCTGGCGCTATTCTTGCCGCTGGTGCACGCAAGGCATCTCCTGCCGCCAAGAAGGCAAATCCAAACCTGATGAAGGTCTCTGGTGTCAAGAAGCCCAAGGGCGGCTCCATGCGCCAAATGATGGGCATGTGACACGCTTTCAAGCAAACTATGAACATAGTCAACTTCCTGTCCATGTTGAAAAACGGTGCCATTGCAACTGGATCTCAGATTGGACAGGAAGTTTTGAGCAGAGGCATGGATAGCGCAAACGAGGCAATACCAGATCCTCACGGAAAGCAAAATGGACAGTTTGCTAAAGCATTGATCGATATGGGCATGTTTGGTTTGGATGCGCATCGAACTGGAAAACGTATTCTTCCGACGCCGATTATAGGGAGGGTGCCTACAGCAGGTGAAAGATTGATGGCAGGCATTCCAAAAACGTTGAACAACAACATTGCACTACAGATTTTGCTTGCCGATTGGATGAATCCCAGACCGGCAGGAGATCTTTTGGAACATCCAGACCATACATTTAGCACTCTGGCTAGGGATAGGGGCGGGCATTTTCATCCCGGGGTTAGGAGGGCAAATGACGAGCTATACAAACGGAGGCGAGTAGTTCCAAATAACAATTCAAAATTACGCATGCTAATGAATAACGTGTATGGGCCGAAGATGGCAGATGACGTATCGCAAAGTGGGCTACCTGCAGACTACTATAAGGATAGACTATGATCAACCAAATGAACAAGCACATCAACCATCTCTCCATGCGCAAGCTTATGGGCATTGAGCAGAAGGAACATGGCTTGAAGAAGACGCCGACTCCTGCTGCCCAAGCTCGTCGCGAGATGAAGGAACACGGGTTGAAGCAAAAGCCTTCCCTTGGTGAAATGATCAAGATGGAAGAAAAGGAACATCGTCGCGGTAACGAGCTCGTGATTGGTCGTGGTCACGAAGGAAAGGCTAGGAAGTCCAATGGCTAAGTGTGCCAAGTGCGGTTGCGCCATGAAGGGTGGATCGTGCCCTGAATGTTCCAAGAAGGGCATGTCTGCCCTCATGGGCATGAAGAAGGGCATGAAGTCCGGTATGGAAAAGGGCTTTGCTTCCCGCATGCCCAAGTCTGCTGGACGAGGACGCTGACATGCCTAGGCCCCGTAAGAACCAAACCCCCACCGTCGAAGAAGTGAAGGATGTCCTTCCCAACAAGGAACAGGCTCCCAAGCAGGTCCCTATGCAAGGCATGCGCAAACTGAACGCCGCACGCAAGGCTACTGGATCGGGATGGAAGATGGGAAATCTTATGGGGCTTCAGGCTCGTCCTTCGCCTTACGGAGGACAGACCAATGCCTGAGCAAAACAAAGACGATGGGAACACACTTTGGAAAACGCTTCAAAGCAATAATCCAACCGTGACCAACGCCTCGTATGGTGTTGCAGCCGCGTCCGCACTTCCCGTGCTTACCAAGATGATTCGCGAGGGTGCTGGTGAAGTCAGGGCGCATGCTGTTGGCAGGGATGTGCTTGCCAAAGCAGCATTGGGTACAACCGAAACAACAAAACCGTCGCCTCGTGTTCCGAAAATCAGGGTAAACCATCTTGTGGACCGTCAGGCAATAAGAACGGAATCTGCAAACAGGAAAGTTTTGGCTCAAAAGCAATCCAATCTTGCAGAACGACTTGCTGATGCTAGATCAGGAGGTGGACGTACATTTGAAGAAACAAAAGCAAGGTATCAAAAGAATATTTCTTCAAAATTTGGAGACGTCAGCAAATCAGGCGAAGGCAAGTCAACTTCACCGCTTGGAGCTTACGAAACAACTGGTCATATTGGTCGTACCGAACTTGCAAGCAAACAATTGGCAAAATATGAGGAACAGCTAAAAGCTGCAACTTCAAACGGGGAATACAACAAAATTGTTATGAAAATGAATAGCGATCCCGTGCTAAAGCGTATTCTGACAGAACGTGGCGGCGCAGGAATGCGATTGACATTGGGCGGTTTGCGAAAAAATGTCAGCGATCCCAGCAAAAGGAATCAGCCCATGCCATCGAAGATTGGCAGTGCTGGAAAAAGTTTAGGAAAGGGACTTCTTGGTGTTGGTACAACTTGGCTTTTAGGGAAAGGTTTCGAATTCGCTGGGCGTAAATTTGCGGAGTCCAAAGTTGACGCAACTGCGCCTACCCCGTCAGAGCCAACTGGTCTGGAAAACAACACGAAAGATATTAATGAGATTACAAGAATTTATAATTACAACGAAAAAACAGGTGCTTTCGAAAACAATCAAGATCGAAGGAATTGGTTTGCAAGTATTTCAAACAAGTATAGGCTGAACGGAGCAGATCAAACGTTCCTCAAAAAACACCTAGGGTTGAGTTTCAAGTAATGGAAGAGCAAAAGTATGCGATGAACCCTGTACTGGGTTTGTTGCAAGCGATCATTACTGGATCTGCGCCAAACGTCGACACGCGTGGCATGCAGGAGGAATTTCACAGTTTGTGGGATCCTGACAGGAAATACCAAGAACCTATCCGCAAGGCTCGTGAAATTTTAGCAACGGCTGGATTGTATGGGTCTTTGCCGGAAAATTCGTTTGATACGGACTATTCGACAAACGCTTATTTGTTTTCTACCCCACAAGAACAAAGACAAGCTCTGGCAGATGCAAGGAAACGTGGATTCAAAGGCACGGTTCAATTTGAATCGCCGTTTCGCGGCAAACATGAGTTGTATGATTTTATTGAGTCAAAAAGGATAGAGGACATTGAGAATGCAGACAAGTTTTCCGGTATTCGTTACAACCTAGCAAAAAAGGATTGGGACGAATTTGAATCAAAGGTGAATAAACAAAATTCCGAGCTGTTTGCAAAAGTCGCGCAATGGCGTGCGGATTACAGACGAAAATACAATCGTGCACCATCGCAACAGGAAGCGCTTGGTTACATCCGTCATATACGTCGTAGTTTGAATCAATTCAATCCAGCAGATACTTTGCGAAATCAGATCAATACTGGATGGCAAAGGTCGGAGATTGGTTTTCCAATGGGACCGGGTGATCGTTTCAAAACAAGTCCCGGACCCGGAAGGAAAAAAGATGAGCCATATAATTTGCCATACTTGGATATGGTAAGGCCTCCAATTCGATAAATAGCGATACTATGTTGCTTGTATGAGTGAAATAGTTCTAGTAGGCGACACTAGATTCCGTGTATCTGGAGACAAACGCACAAAGCTCTGCAAAGGCATGGTCATGCAGGAGGACGGCACGCGCCGCCCATGCAATGCAATAGCCATTAAGGACAGGGATTACTGCGCGAACCACGGCGGGAAAGCACTTATGGGTCCAGCGCATCCTGCGTTCCTGACAGGTCTCACAAGCAAGAATTACAAACGGTTCAACAATGTCGGCAAGGATCTACTGGAGAAGATAGAGACTCTCCGTGAAGATCCTGACCTGTTCAGCCTCAAGGATGATGCCGCGTTCATCACGGCAATCATGGACAAGCGGGCCGAGGCTGTCGGCGAGGGCGTTGGTTACGATCAGTACAAGAAAGTCCAAGCCGCCTATCAGATGGCGCACAGCAAGCTTGGAAGCCCTGATTTCATTGATGCCTTCGAGTCCATCGGCGATGTCCTGAACGAAACACTGGATCAGTACTCTGCAGCACGTGATGTCATGGAACTGATCGAGAAACGCACCAGCATCGTTGAGGCAGAGCAACGAATGATGCATGCCAAGGCGTATACATTGGAGGTTGATCAAGCGTTCAGTCTTGCCATGCAAGTGCTTGAGATCGTCCGGGAAAACGTCCGCAATGCGGAAGAACTTATTGCGATTCGATCCGGGGTTCAGCGGTTGCTGAAGGTGTATAAATCTCCCGAAGATGAGGACGTGGTTGACGCGGAGGTTGTCCAATGAACATGCGAGATCTTGAAAAGAATACTCCACGCAAGTTCAAGCAATTTGCTCGTCCAGACAAACCGCTTACGCACGCTTTGCTTGAGGCCATGGATGCCCGTCTCAAGGAGGTCATCGAAACTGGTGACTACAACAGCGGCAAGGCATACCAAATCAATGGTGCCGAATTGGACTACATTACTTGGCTTAGGACATTCGCTCCCCACGCTGCCTCCAGTGAACTTGGCGAGCACCATAAACGTGCATGGGAGTGGGCAGAAAACATCGTAGCTGGAACACCGCCCCCTGCATTGATCGAGTGTTGGTTCCGTGGTGGTGGAAAATCGACCACGATGGAACTTATATCTGCTCGCATTGCCGTGAAAGGTAGCCGTCGTTTCCTTTTGTACGTATGCAGTACGCAGGAAGCAGCAGACCGTCACGTGACTGATATCGCAACCACCATGGAGCGCTGCGGCATTGAACGCGCCATGAACCGTTATGGCTTCTCCAAGGGGTGGAATGCATCCAAACTGCGTACAGCCAATGGCTTCAACGTTCTTGCCTTTGGACTGGACACCGGCGCTCGTGGTGTCAAGCTAGATCACCTACGTCCTGACATGATCATTCTGGACGACATAGACGAACTGGACGACAGCGTCAATCGCGTCGACAAGAAGATTGCAACCATTACTCAGACGATCCTTCCTGCAAAGTCCAATGACTGTGCGATTGTCTTTGTGCAAAACCGTATTCACGCAAATAGCGTCATGTCGCAGGTTCTTAGCGGAGAGTTGGACATGCTTCAGAACCGCGTACAATCTCCGATTGTCCCTGCAGTTCAAGACCTTCGATACGAACCTGTTGAAAAAGAGAATGGCCGCATGGGTTACAAGATAACCGGCGGCACTCCTACGTGGGTTCATAAGAATATTGAGGTGTGCCAGCGCGAGATTGACGACTACGGACTATTGTCGTTCTTGCGTGAGTGCCAGCACGACGTTGGTGTTGGTGGCCGGTTCTTCCCTGAATTTCGTCAATCCGATGAGAAGGGGCAACCGTGGCACGTTGTCGAGACCGTGGATATCAAGCCTTGGTGGCGTTTTTGGGCATCGCACGACTTTGGTACTAATGCTCCGTGTTCGTTCCTTCTCTATGCCTCCGACGAGCGTGAAAACGTATATGTCATCAGCGAGATCTACAAGAACGGCATGGTTTCCAGTCAACAGGCAGAAGCGGCATTGGAACTGCTTGAGTCTCACGGATTTGCAGAGCCTGTTGATCCAAACGTTCGCGGTGGAGAGTGGCGAACTAAACTCGAGGCAATCGCTTTTGACTGGGGGAACACATTCCCGCCGGAAAACCCTGCACAACGTATTGGTGAATATCCAGTGGAAGTTTGGTGGCGTAAAGGCTTGCCTGCCGTGCGTGCAGTCAAGGATCGCAAAGCTGGGTGGCGTCGCTTGAAAGAATGGCTGGCCGGCACGCGCATGCACGAAGGCGTCGTATACCCACGATTCCGCATTTTGCGTAATGGGTGCCCAAACCTTATTCGTGAATTGGAAGCCGCAATGGCAGACCCTAAAGATCCTGAAGACTTGGATAACGGAACTAAATCGGACCACGCGCTTGATAGTTGCCGATACGGCGTCATGTGGCGTGAGTTTCCGGTCAAATGCGAAGAGATTGAAGAAGGCGGTAGTTTCAAGCCAACGTGGCTTCCTAGCAAGCGCAGTAGCGAGGACTATATCTAATGGTTCAAATTGTTCTGTTATCTGTGATTATTGCCTTACTTGTTGCTGCTATTACAATTAGCTGCGGTATATACTGGCAATTGAAATTCATTACTGGTCAACCGTTGGATTGGATGCGAAAGCCGCAGGGGAATAGGTATCTGTGATGGCAATTCAGGACATCATCAATCAATTGATGGGCGGCGGTGCGCAACCGCAGATGATGGCAATGGCGTCTCCAGATGCTCGCGGGACTCTTGGCGACATTGATGCGGAAAGCCTCCTGCTCAACGACGACACCCAGCTTGGCATCGACCATGAAAAGCCCGACTGGAAGGTCTCTCCCGACGACGACGAGGAAGAGATCAAGCGCATCTGCAAGTACGTGAAGGATCAGTTCGAGATCGCGTATCGCTCTCGACATGAGATGGAACTGGAATGGATGCAGGCGCTTGCATTCTTCGAGGGTCGACAATGGTATAGGATCAACAGCCAAGCGCGTAACCTTGCATCGTTGCAAGACCCGGACGAGAACAATCGGTACATCACTGTCAACAAGATGCGTCCGCTGATTGACGGCGTCGTAGGCAA